GCTGTCTGCAATTTCGAGGGTCTGCTCTGCTAAACTTCTCCCACCTCGCGTGCGTGCGCGTGCGAGGAGTTCTCCCCGCTTCGCATCTTTTTCGATCCATTTGTAGAAACCGCCAATGCTTATGTCCAGAGACTTAATCACTGAATCGGTTGTTTTCCCTTGTGAGATATGGTCAAAGAGCATAGCCTCACCACCGAATGCGTGAATTTTCTTATTGATGCTGCTCATCTCTTTGCGCTCAATTGCAGCCTGGTCACGCAGTGTGAGCTGGCGCTCGACAATGTTGTCTGCAAGTTCACTCAATGTGTTTGCACTCTTCTTTGGTTTGGCCATTCAGATAATCCTCGATTGATTTGATTGCTTCGGCAGCTGATCTGGCGATCACTGCTCGATACCCTTTTGCATTTAACTGCAAATTTACAGCACTTTGTTTGCTTGAGACCACACCGGCCTTGGTCTTCATCTCCACAAATAACGCATGAAACCCGTTTTTAGGCTCCAAGACGCATAAATCTGGCATCCCTGCCAATACCCCTTCGCTGTGCAGCCTAACGCGCTCTTGAGGGCTTCTGTCGCCACCATTGGGTATTGCTGCAATGATGATGTCCGGATAGAACGCTCTGAAGTGCTGCACCACTTTGACTTGGTCAATGTGTTCAGTGTTTTTTCTTTTGCGTTTTAAGTCAACCACCATTCCTCGGATTCTACAGCCGAGGGTTTAGTCTGAAACATATGGCATCGGTGTTTGACATCGGTTGGGAATGCGGCCAGTCCAGTTCGGCTGCACTGGTGTTCGGACCATGTGACTGTTGCCCATCCACCTTTGACCTTTGCCTGATCAAACATCCACTGCAATGGCTTTGAGTTGACCTTTCGGTGTCGTTCCATCTGTTCGGCTGGCATGGACTGGCGCTGCTCTACCATTTCCGCATTAGCGCATTGATAGCAAAAAACGCGCTCATCTTCGACCATTTCATCAATTGTGGATAACTTGTGCATAACTTTCCTTTGTGTTGGACCATCTAATGCTCGTTTCTAATACGGAAAGCCCTTAAGGAATTTTCCGCCTTTCCGCATTAGAAACTGAAGTACCTTCCAAGCCGAGACTGGTCTGTGGATAAGTGGGTCTAACGACCCCACTTATCCAACAATCCCTGCCATTGTCTAATACGGAATTCCGTATTAGTTCCGCATTAGTTCCGCCTTTCCGCATTAGACTGATCATGCGAGTCTGACCCAGCCTGACAGTGGCTCGTTTTGTGCAAATCTGGTGAAGATGGCCGTGCCAATGTGCTTGCGGATATAGCCTGCATCACTGCCTTTGACAGTTGAGAAGATTTCAGTCCAATCGAGTTGGTAGGCATTTTGGAGTTCTTTTGGCACAACTGGCCTGCCTGGTCCCCTGCGCATAATGACGCTGCCTTTGTCATTGATGATGGCTTGGACATGGTTGCAGACCTCATCGCACTTGTCTTGGATGCGCTGTTCTTTGGCGTTGTCTTGTTGGGACTGCTTGGCGGCCATTCGGTCTTGTTCTGACGACATGGCTGGAATGGCCACCCTGCAAATAATCTCTTGCATATCACCAGCTGGAGTTAAGACAACTTCTGGGAATGTGATGGAGTCGAATTTGATTTCTCTAAATTGCGGCTCGTAGCGCGTTTTGGTCAGCTTTAGGTAGCGCTGGTTATCCTCATCCATGAAAAGCACTCCAGTGAGGGTTGCATCGCCTGTGAATGCTGATGCACCACGGGCCATGGCATCGGAGTCTTGTCTGGATATGGTTTTGTTTGTATGGGTCAGGATGCAGACTGGTGCTTTTTGCTGGACAAATATGGTCTGCTTGATGGCGGCAATATAAGCTCCGACTTCTGAGTTGTCATTCTCGTTGTCAATATCCATGGTCGCATTGGCCGTGTCCAAAACTAATAATGGCTTAATCCCGTTAACAGTGTGGCGCTCAATATTATGTGCAAGCCTGAGTAAATCCTTGACATTAGACCTTCTGGCATCGATAACCACAAACCAGTCGTTTAGATTATTTATCTTGTAATGCTTTGAATATGCAAATAGTGTTCGGATTATCTGGTCACTGTCTTCTGTCACGATAATTGACTTGCGTTTTTTCTTTGCGTGAATCTCGCAGCCATCCACTGAAAACCCTGCCATGACCATGCACATTGACAGCACTGCTGTGGTCTTTCCCACGCCAGGCTGACCGGCCAAGATGAAAAAGCTATGGGCCATAAAACCCTCGATCAGGTAATCGATGGGATTTAGGTGAGTCAGGTCTAAGGTTAATTCTGGCCATGATTGGTCCGGTGCGTCTTCTATGACTGGCGCATTGATCACCGCAGCAAAGTCTTCCACCGCGCTTTTTCTTTCGGCCTGCTTGGTTGGAGCTTCCCACCCACAGTCTTTGGCGTGCTTGAACAGTGTGCCAATGCCAACACCTTTGCCCTGGTGAAAGCTCTTCCAGTGGACTTCAATGTCTTTTGTGCCTGCAAACTTGTTGCCTGCCATGGACCATGTCATCCATGGGCCAAGACCGGCCTCACCAAATTCTGTGTGCAGCGCTTGGCCCAGTTCGATCCACTGGTCGTAATCGCAGTCTGGGGAAATATGGTGCAAAGCCTTGACCGCACGATCAAGATCGCTGTCATCCAGTCTTGAGCCTAATTGGGTGAAGTCAAATGATTGTGTAGGTGGGGCTAATGGCTTTGGCTCTTGCAGCTGGTGCTGCTCGATGATCCCCCAGTCCATTAACAATTCATGCAAATTGACGGCCTCTTGGAATTCACCGACCACCGATTTGCCGCTGAGTAGGACTGACTTTCCGGCACTGTTTGGCAGGCCAAATACTTCGAGTTCCTGACCACCGCCTAGCTTGTATTTAGGCAGCACCAGGTCAGATTCTTTGGGTGGTTGGACCCATAAGAAGACATGACGGCCACGGCCTGAGACAGAGACCTCGGTCAGCATCTTGTTCTGTTTCACGTACTTTGCCATGCGCTGAATGGCCACATTGGTCGGGCCAGAGGCGTGTTTCATGTCCACATCGAGGCAAACCAAATAGTTCCCTGATGCGCTGATGATGGGGCGCTGCTGGACTAGGCCAAGATACTGGCCATGTGGTGCATCTTCCATGGTCCAGACATCTTCAGCGTTATAGAGATCACTTTGGTCTGTATCACGGGCCACGCCTTGGCCAGATCGCTTGTAGGGGATTTTTTTGGAGCCTTGCAGGGCAAAGGTGCAGAAAACGGCATCGGGCGCCACAGCGCCTATTTTGCAGGCAATGCTTTGGGACTGCTGAAATGTGTCTGGCAGGGGTGTTTCAGTTAGAATTGGCACTGAAATTCCTTTAGGTTGGGGTTTCATTGTGAGTTGCCTTGAGTTGACTTTGGCCTGGTAGTGTTAACGCGCTACCAGGCTTTTCTTTTGGCAGGGATGTGAATTCTATTCCTTCGCCTTTTCTTTGACTAGAGAAGACGCAGCCTGCTTCTCACCGACTAGGTCTTCGGACACTTCGACACCGAGTTTTAAGACGGCACTGGGCGACTTCAGCTCCCAGACCTTCAAGTTGTCTTTGAATGCTTCCATGACTAGCGCCTCGTCTTTCCAAAATTTGGTCTTACGGCCTGCGCGCATGGTCCAGCCGGTGATTGCTTGGCCATTGGTCAACTGCTCTTTGGCAGCAGACTGCACTGCATCGGCCCATGCGGCCACCAGAGCTGCGTTGTCTAGCATCTCAGGGGTAATGCTTGTGTCAGGCTTGAAATCGTTCCTAGCGACCTCTTGGACCTTCTCGCGCATACTGGGGCAAATGGTCTTGGCCTTGCAGTACCGGCAGGCATCTGGGCTTGGATGGGTTGGTGCATCGCTTGTAAGCGCCAGCTCGGCAGCTGACTGCAAGCGCCTGCCATGCAAGTTCAAGTAGTTGCCAGACACTGTCCACTTGCTGTGGCCAACACGGGGCTGGAATATGTGCATGGTGCAAGTGATGCTGCTTGGGGCTTTGAGCTGGCGCATTGCACCAAGGGCATAGGTCAGCAGCTGCTTGTTGTCAGTGGCATCCACGGCCACACGGCCAGTCTTCAGATCAATGACATGGAGATGGTCTCCATCGACCAGAATGGCATCGGCAGTGCCACCAAGTGCTGGGTGCAGGGACTTGAGACCTTCGTCTAGGTTGACTTCGATGAGTTTTTTGCGCGGATTCTCGACCAGAGTGTTGACAAAATCCGCATAGGCTTGGGCCATAGCAATGTGGTCAGGATCAGTACCGGTTGGTATTTCACCACCGCGCAGAATGATCTCAGACAGTTCATGGATCGCTGTGCCAATGGCAGCCGCCTCGCCTGCTGGCTCATAAGGCATGAGGGACTCCAGGCGATAAGAGCCTGGGCATTGCATGAATCGGTCTGTGCGGGATGCTGACAGTCGGGCGTGTTTTCTGGTTTCGTGTTGCATGGTTTTCTCCTGGTTAAATGATTTGATTGACGACATTGAGCTTTTTTAGGACCTTGGCCAGCACATTGTGGTCTAGGCTGGCTTTGATGGTCAGAATGTAGATGACGGGTGGAATGCCAGATTTGTTGATGTTCTCGACCCTGCTGCTGGCCTGCTCCAGTGCCGAGGTGGACCAAGTGCATTCGACAAAGACAATCGTGTCGGCAGCCGATAGGTCCACACCTTCAGACATGGCGGCAATGTTGCCGATGATGCATTTGGTCTGGCCAGACTGAAAGTCTGCAATGGCTTTGTCGCGCTTCGGTCTTGACGTTTCACCCGTAATAACTACGGGTTTGTGTTCTTTCAGCTCATCTTGCAGGGCTTGGACCACATCCTTATGGTGCGCAAAGACCACCACCGGCTCTTCGGCCTGGAGCAAGTCATCGACGAATTCACTGGCAGCCTTGACCTTGCGCATACCAGCTTCGCGCATGATCTCTGCCAAGCCTTCAAAGGCCATGAGCGCATTAGGGTTGGCCATCAAGGCATCGGCATCAAATGCTTGCTCTCGCTTGTCATTGGCCAAATCAAACGTGATCAGTGAGACCTGTGGGTCTTTGTAGTCTTTGAAAATGGCTTCCTTCTTTCTGCGCAGCACATGAGGCTTCATCAGCTCTTTAAGTTCGACCAGGTTAGACGCGCCACTGGTATCCAAGCCCCATGGCGCGTTCCACATCTTTGCGTATCGGGCTGCAAAGTCGTACCAGCCGCCTCTGTAGATGCCAAGGCCGTGCAGGATGGGCCACAGCTCAATCGGCCTGTTTGGGATGGGTGTGCCACTGAGCGCATAGACATGGCCAACTTTCTTCATGGCCAGCATTGCAGCCTTCGTTCTTTGGGCCTTTGGATTCTTGATCCTATGGCACTCATCGAGAACTAGGGTCTTATATCTGTCCACTTGCGTAACACCATATTGCAAGACATCGTAGTTGATGATGGTGACATCGGCACTGTTTACCTCTGAAGCCTCGCGTTTTCCATTGACCACATGAACCGAGACGTTGGGGGCTAATCTTTGGAAAGCCGCCTCCCAGACTGTCTTGGCGATGGCTGGGCAAACAATGAGAGCTGGTAGGTTTTCAAGTGCAGCAGCTGCTGTGGGTAGCGTCTTACCAACCCGTGGCTGGTCGGCCAGTATGGCCCTGCGCCTGGACAGCAAGAAGAGCTTGGCTTCCTGCTGATGGGGGAATAACTGCATGATCGTTTCCTCGTTTTAAGTTGTTGCGATCATATCTGCATTTGTGCTAAAGTGCAATTTCTGCAATCGCAGAAAACGATTAAATCGTTAAAACGTGTAAACCTTAAAAGGAAAAAACCATGACCAGAGTTGTAACCGGCAAAGTTCGTTTCTCATACTTCAGCGCTTTGACTGCTCGTAAGAATGAGATGAACGGGAAAGAAGAGTTCTCAACGCAAGTGCTTGTCCCAAAGACAGACCTTGACACTGTGAACCAATTGAAAGCGGCAGCCAAGGCC